TGAAGTTAGCAGGTCTAGAACTCATAAGTCTATACACATTAAAAGATTTTATTGATGAGAACTAAAATTATTCCTGTCTCTGTTACCCCTGAAGCAGAGAAGAACATTGCATACTGTGCTCGTGTGAGCAACCCCAAGAATCAAGACAGTGATTCCTTTGAGGGTCTTCTTAAGTATTGTATTAAACATCAGCATTGGAGCATCTTTGAGCATGCTTTCATGACTGTTGAGATTAATACATCACTAGCAATTGCCACTCAGATATTAAGACATAGAAGTTTTACTTTTCAACAGTTCTCTCAACGCTATGCTGATAGTACAGCACTACAGTTGAGTATTCCAACTCCAGATTTACGTAGTCAGGACTTAAAGAATAGACAGAACTCCATTGATGATATTAATCCTCGTGATAAAGCATACATGGAGGCAACTATTGAGAAGCATTTTGACGATGCTCTTGACCTATACAATAGTTTACTAAAGCAGGGTGTTGCTAAGGAGTGTGCTAGAATGGTATTACCTCAAGCAACTCTTACTCGTCTCTACATGACAGGTAGTGTCCGTAGTTGGATTCATTACATAAATTTACGATCTGGTCATGGAACACAGCAGGAGCATAAAGAAGTCGCAGAACATATCCGTGACATTTTTGTTGCTGAGTTTCCAATTATTTCACAAGCATTAGGGTGGACTGATGGCGATCTATAGACAAAATGAAATCAGAATTGATCTAACTGAACTTGTATCAATCAGGTCATCATTCTTAGAAGTGAGTGATGAGATGACTGATGAACGTATAGAGGAACTCACTCATGAACTTCAATATAGTTTAACGTGGGATACTTTATATGGTATGGTTGACAGTGCTATACTAGAGTACCTAGATAAACCAGATCCAAATCGTCCTCATTATGGTGAGACAGCAGGTGATGAACCTGCTAAATCATTTGAGGCAGAGAGGAAGCGTCAAGAGAAGGCAAAGAAAGAGTTCGAGAAGAACTTTGACATGGTAGATCTTGTATCTCCAGCATGGACAATTCAAGTACCAATGAGGAAGAAGAATGACTGAAGAGAACAAACCAGTTCATACACCTGAAGAACATGGACCAGGTGCTCCACTCTCAGACGAGAGTCAAAAGGGATTAGAGATTGAATCTATGTTAGATTTTCTCTCATTATATGGGGAGTAATCATGGCAACTTATCCTGTGATTAATAAGGAGACTGGAGAACAGAAGGAAGTAAAGATGAGCATTACTGAGTGGTCTCAGTGGTGCAAAGATAATCCAGATTGGCAAAGGGATTGGTCAGATCCATCTACAATGCCAGGTGTTGGAGAGGTTGGAGAGTGGAGAGATAAGTTACATAATAAACATCCTGGATGGACTGAGATTCTTAAGAAGGCAGAGAAAGCAGGTGGTATTCAGGGTCGTATGAATAAAATTAATAAGAATTAATGAATCATATTGATGCAACTTATAATGATGTTGTTGATCTTCTAGTCAAGAAGAACATTGTCTGTATACATCAAGGTAGAACAGAGGCAGGACCAAGAGCATTAGGTAATAGGTCTGTATTATATGATCCTAGGGATTCTGAAGCACAGAAGAAGGTTAATGCTGCTAAAGGTAGGCAGTGGTGGAGACCATTTGCTGCTAGTGTTCTTGCAGAGCATGCTCATGATTGGTTTGAGATGTTGACTATCAAAGAGTCTCCATTTATGATGTATGCTATACCTGTTAAAGAAGATAAGAAGGAGTTGATACCAGGAGTTATACATGTTGATGGAACATGTAGGATTCAAACAGTTACAGAGGATCAGAACTATCATTACTATCATTTAATAAAGACATTCTATGAAGAGACTGGTATACCTATGATCTTTAATACATCACTTAATCTTGCAGGTGATGTTATATGTCATACAATTTATGATACTTATGATATGTTACATAGATCTACTATTGAATATGTTTACCAACCAGAGGAGAGTAAGATAGTTCATATTCATAATGAAGTTAATGTGGCAGGTCAATCATGTTTATCTTAGGTATTAATGTATCACATCATCCATCTATTTGTTTGTTAGATGATGGAGAGATAGTATATTATCTTGAAGATGATAGGTTGAATAAGAATAAAGAAGAGGAGTGGGAATTAGATGCTCAGATGGCATGTCTAGCATGTATTCGTCAGTATACATCACATGTAGATCATATAATTTTTTGTTCTTATGTTAAGAATAAGTGGACTGATTGCCCTGATGATAAAACAATAGAGCAGGTTAAAAGGAATTTAAAATTATATGGTTTAACATATAAAGAAGAACATTTTTTACCAGAGCATCATCTTTTTCATGCTTGTAGTACATTTTATTCTTCACCTTTTGATGAGGCAGCAGCATTAATATGTGATGGGGGAGGAGCACCTGTAAATCCAGTTGTTGATATGAAAGAAGCAGAGAGTATGTATTACCTGTCTGGTAATAATATAGAGACTGTGCATAAGCATCATGGATATTATGATCCAACATTTAGTGATGCAGTTTTGAGAGTCAATGATAAACTTGTCATCTCACATAGTTTATCTAATGGTGGTTTGTTCAATCTTTTTTGTGGTATCTTTAATTTTGGTGGTGCTGGAGAAGGAATGGGGTTGTCTCCTTATGGTATAGCAGAAGATTACCCTGAAGAATGGTTCTATTATGATAAGGATAATGATTTATGGGTTACTGACAATGAAGTTTTGTTAAATACTTGTAGGACTGTGCTTCATGCTCCTACATATGATCCTGAACTTGCTAAAGAAGATGATCTTATTCTTGAATCATCCTTTGATGATCAAGCTAATGTTATGCAGAAGGTTCAACAGGAGACTAGGAAGCATACAATCAGATTAATAAAACAACTGCTGGATAAAACGGGCACTAAAAATGTCGTTTTATCTGGCGGTTATTTTCTTAATTGTGTAAATAACTATTCATATATTAAGGAGTTCCCTGAGATTAACTTCTATGTTGATCCATGTGCTCATGATGGTGGAACATCTATAGGTGCTGCATTTTATGTGTGGCATCATATTTTAGACAATAAACAACGTCACCCATTAACCTCTCTATTCCTCGGATAAACCAAGTATGGCAAGAAAAAGAAGGACAAAAGAAGATCAACCAATTGGAGTCGGAATGACTGCCAAGCAGATGAGGAGAAAGAAACCCATCAACGCAGATTTGATGAGAGATATAGACCCTCTAACAGAGAATCAAGAAAACTTATTCCGTTGTTATAAAAATAATCAGAACTTAGTTGCTTATGGTGCAGCAGGAACTGGTAAGACATTTATCACACTATACAACGCACTAGCAGATGTCTTGGACCCACAAACTCCTTACGAAAAAATATATATCGTTAGGTCTCTTGTTGCTACTCGTGAAATTGGTTTTCTTCCTGGTGATCATGAAGACAAGTCCTTACTTTATCAAATACCTTACAAAAATATGGTGAAGTATATGTTTGAGTTGGAAACTGATGCCGACTTTGAAATGTTATACGGTAACCTAAAGACTCAAGGTACTATAAGTTTTTGGTCAACATCCTTCCTTAGAGGTACAACTTTAGACAATGCTGTGATTATTGTTGACGAGTTCCAAAACTTGAATTATCATGAATTAGATAGTATAATTACAAGGTCTGGTGAAAACACTAAGATCTGTTTTTGTGGAGATGCCTCACAGTCTGATCTAACAAAAACAAATGAACGTAATGGTATCATGGATTTTACAAAGATCCTTAGAATCATGCCATCATTTGACTTTATTGAATTTGGTATGGAAGATATTGTACGTTCTGGTCTCTGTAAGGAGTACATAATGGCAAAACACAGCTTGAGTATGTAATGTTTGAACATGTTGAACTTGATCTCCCTAAGTTATCAAGGGAAACTATAGATGGTGTTCGTTATTATTCGGTTCCCGATGAAGATGAACTACTTAAATTAGTATCTATCACTTCGGTAACTAGTCATCATAACCGAGAAATCTTCAAAAAATGGAGAGCAAAGGTTGGTGATGCTGAAGCAGATAGAATCACTAGACAGGCAACTAGTCGTGGTACAGATACGCACACCCTTACCGAGGCGTATCTGTATAATAGGGATCTACCAGAGGTACAACCCTTATCTAAAATGCTTTTTCAGATCTATAAAAGTGAACTAAATAAAATATCTAGGGTTCATTCTCTAGAAGGTTCACTTTATAGCAAAGAATTAGGTATTGCTGGTACAGTGGACTGTATTGCAGAGTATAATGGCGAGTTAGCCATAATAGATTTCAAGACATCAAAGAAACCTAAACCAAGGGAGTGGGTCGATCACTACTTTGTTCAATGTATGGCATACGGTTGTATGTTATATGAATTGACTGGCATTGCCGTCAAGAAGCTTGTCATAATCATGGCATGTGAAAATGGAGAATCTATTGTTTATGAGGAGTATGACAAAAAGAAGTACATTAAACTACTCACAGAATATATTCGGGAATTTATTCAACACAAGATCGAAAGTTATGCCGACTAAACTAGACGAAGAGTTTGAAAAGGCACTGGAAAAAAAGTTTTTTTGTCCGACTAAATTTGCACAAGAGATTGAGACTCTTGTTAAGGATAATGAGAACATGAACTATATTGATGCAATCATATATTTTTGTGATTGTAATAGTATAGATCTAGAATCAGTACCGAAGTTAATCTCTAAACCGTTGAAGGAAAAGATTAAGTTCGATGCAACTGAACTCAACTTTTTAAAACGCACTTCTAGAGCGAAATTGGTTTTTTAATTCCGAAAAAGTCGGAAAATTTAGTCGGGGCATTTTTCACGAAATACCCCTTTCAAGATTATGACACCATTTGAAGTATACAAAACTTATTTGGCCTTAAAGAATCATTTTACTAAAGATAATTATGACTATCACAAATATTGTGGTAAAGTCAGAGCGTCTTTACAATCCTTTTATAAGAGAAAGGATCGTTTTTGGTTTGAGAAGTTAAGTAGGCAAAAAAGTGAAAAAGAGGTAATTGACTTCTTTGTGTCTAATTTTGTATCTTCGGGAGATCCCCAAAGACTCTGGATTGGTGATATTATCAGAGAAGGTGAAAAAACCTATATTTCATGGAATGGTAAAATTCAGTCTTTAACGTATTTGTTCAAATCTGAGGTAGAATCGGTTATTTCGATAAAAGACTTTAATGAGACTTTTGAGGTAAAAGGGAGTTCTCATCCATTATTGTTAAAAGAGCATTTGCAAGGAAATTTGTCATTAGAGACTATGGTCATACTTAATCGAATATTGGGATATAAGACAGATTTTGACAAAAAACTCCAAGATCCTGTTTGGGGTTTGGTTTCTAAGAATATGAATAAGTATGATTCGTTCCTAAATATTGATGTATTTAAGTTTAAAAAAATCTTGAGGGATTGTATTCTATGAACTTTTTTGACTCAGATGTTGTACGTTCGGAAGTTGCTCATATATCCGAATTACAAGAAGATCTTTATAAGAGTGCTTTTAAGTTTTACTCTATGGGTAAGGAAGAAAAACTTAAGCACGTAGAATTAATATCTACATTATTAGAGAAGCAGAAGATATTATATACTAGATTAACATTATCAGATGATCCTGCTGCTAAACAAATGAAGGAGAATATTATGGCATCTGCTAAAATGATGGGATTGCCGTCAGACATTGATATGACTGTAGTTTTCAGTAATATGGAGAAGCTCATAAACCAGATGAAGAAGCAAGTTCAATAATTGACTTTCACGGCAATTGCATTATACTGTAAGTATCCTGCAGCAATTGCCTTAAAAGGATACACACAAGCCGAATACAAATTAATACGGAGAATACGTATGTCTTTTGCACAATTAAAAAAGCAATCATCTTTGGGTTCCCTTACTCAAAAATTGGTAAAGGAAGTAGAAAAGATGAACAGTGGTTCTGGAAATCAGGACGAACGTCTCTGGAAACCAGAGATGGACAAAACAGGTAACGGATACGCAGTTATTCGCTTCCTACCTGCTCCAGACGGTGAAGATCTACCTTGGGTAAAAATGTACTCACATGGGTTCC